TCGCCGCCCTTTGCCCAAAACTCTCCATCTTGCCCGAGAGCAAAGTTAACAAATGGAAGCATACCAATTGGATTTTCTATGGATTCACTTGAAAGTATTTTGCCTTTTTCGTCAGTTGTAAAATGATAGTTACTTGACCACCAAATATAATATTTCTTTTCCTTGTTATCATCAGGGTCAGCTATTAATTGATCTACTCCATCTGATTCAAAATCTTTTAAGTCAGGCGTATTTGATCTAATTCCACCATATGTTCCTATGGCTTGCTCATTATTCATATCAACCGAAGAATAATAAGAGAATATAACCACTCTTTCTTTCTCTGGGTTCTCGTGATCTTGAATAACATCATATAAATGTGGATGAAGAATATTTAGTTTAAGCTTCATCATATTAGACATATGACATTCATAAGGAACAATTTGAAACATTAAATTTTTCTGTGCTTCTAATACCCTGTCAACTTGCTTCATTTTTGTATTAAGATTCAATGCATCTTCCAATAAGTCTAATCTTGGTTGATTGATTTCATCTACGGTCCTTCTAATACCATCAGCATAAACCCTAGCTTTCTTATCAATTACTTTTCTAAATATAGAAATGTTTGCAGCCCTATGCTTCATCTCTTCAACAGTTTCTTTATTCAATTCTTTTTCAAGGCGCTCAATTACATATTTTCTTGTTTCATCCTTAAGTAAATCATAACGTCTTTTAGCTTCATTTTTTCTAATTTGATTTTCTTCTGACTCAATGTCCTTAATAACAAGTTTTCTGTATGATTCATCAAGTAGTTGTTCTTCGTTAAAAATCTTCATAATTACCTTAAAATAGTTTTTGTGTTCTTAATGATGGCTTAGTATCTCTATTACTGCAATACCAACAAAGATAACCTAGAGCATCAGATATGTGTCCTAAATCTTTATTGCTTAAATCTGGCAAATCACTACCCTCTTTATAGCTTAATTGTTCTAAGTCTTTAATTAGATTAACGCACTTAGGATCTATTATCAATCTACCTTCTTCAAGCATTTTGTTTACTAGGTTATATCGATCTCTTCTAAACGGATTTCTTACATCTGGTATTGTAAAACCATAAGATTTTAATATGTCATGATCAGATACACCTGCGCTAGATGTCTTTAATGCTTTACCTGTAGCATCTGGAATCAATGTCATTGTCCCATATCTGCTTTTAATTGTCTGGGCCAGATCTTCTGTGAATACAGCCTTAGTTGATGTAATAAATATTTCATCAATAACAACTATTTTATTGTTAACAAAATAACCTATAACACCTGTTAAAGGATTAACGTTAAAGTCAACTCCACCCATAAGAGGTATATCTATTAGTCTTGATGATTTAACTATACATTTATCTCTATTAAAAGCTGGATATATCTTACCACTTGTTAGATTAATAAACTCACCATAAAGCTCTTGTTTTTGAAGGTTCTCATCGTATGTACTTTCTAATCTTTTTGCATATTCTTTTGGAAGATATGTATTATCAAATGTTGATGCTTTAAAGACTTCTTTATATTCATTTTGATTTTCAATAAAAACTCTATATAGCCAATTAAAACCATTAGGAGTTGTTGTTATCTTTATCTGACAAGGTCCGTTTTTATCTCTTGTTCTTGCTGCCAATACCTCCCAAGCTTCTTCATGAGCAAATGCACCCTCATCAACCCATGCCCAGCCGATTTCAATACCTCTAATCGCATCGTAATTATCAAGAGAGTAGCAATAGATTGTGGTTTTATAGATTTTAATAATTGATTCATTTTTATTAAATGAATAAGGGATACTATATTGCTCAAGTAGTTTAAAGAATGTTTTAAGAGTTGCATTTCTTAATTGCTTATAAGTATTAGCGAATATTCCACCTGATGATTTAGGATACTGCCCAAGCATTGTTATTGCCCAGCAGGCACCTGCGAATGATTTACCCGATCCAAGACCAGCTGATATTAGGGTGTATGGTTTATCACACTTAATGAATTTGTATTGATAAGGAAAAAGCTCAACGCTCATTCTTTTACAGAGAACTCTACATTTATTTTACTATCTTCACTTATCTTATCTTCATATTTATCTGCCCAACCACAAAGGTTTTTTGAAGCATATATAAGAGCAGTCATATTACCTTTTTTACATTGCTCAAGTATCTCTCTGATAATCATAAATCTAGTGTGCACCATGTTTTGATCACGAAACTCGGAATAAGAAATATTGTAATTTCTCTTTATCCATTTTTCTATTGTACTAGGATGAACATCTAAAAAAGCAGCACAATCGAGGAGAGTTGGCTTGAATCTACATATTTCTTTTAACTGCCTAACCTTTTCATCAGTCATTAATATTGGCCTACTCATAATTATCTCTCTAAATCTTTTTTATTTAATATAGTTTGACCTTGAAACTCAATTTTACCAGTGTAGTTAAACTCTTCTTCAATATCATCCATGATCTTTTTAACTTTATTTCTTTCGCTTAGATTCTTTTCTTGTTTGTTGTAGATATCTTGAGCGACTTTATCACCAACAAAGTCAGAAAAATCAGTCTTTTTAGACTTTATTTTTCCTTCCCACATATTTAAAACTTGACGACAAAATACCCTTGATAAGTCTTTAATCATAAGCTCTAGTGTTGATGGTTTTATTTTACCTGTCATATATTGAAGAGCTAAATTTTCATACAACTTATTATGAAAAGCTTTTACAAATTCAGATGTAATAAGAAACCTTTTAATGTCACCATTTTTAAAGGTATCTTCTACATACTTTTCATAGTGTGTTTTGATTTCAGTTTTTAACATCTGATGCCAACCAAGCTGATTCTTTTGATGCTATAAATCTTGCGACGTCTGCATCTTTTTTCTTCAGGTTAATTTCATCTGATCTTAAATATACGGCTTCATGTGTGTGAGTATCGTAGATTTTATTTTTTTTACCAAAGACTACTGGATTACCTCGTTCATCAATCGCAGGCCCTACGACAACTTTAAACTCTCCATTCTCTTCAGTAACTTCTACTTTGTGAGTATGTCCACCAACAGCAGAACATGTCTTGTTAAACTTACCATTTGATGAATAGGTTCTATAGATATGCACATGTTCACATGGTTCAATTCTAGGGACAGGAGCATTGTCTACGCCTATATCCTTTTTCATTGTTTCTACGGTTAATTTGAATGTATCTGTGATTACTTTTTTTTCAGTACCAAAAACGCGTTTAACTTCTTTAACTTCTTTTTCCTTAGCCATTCACTAAACTCCTTGAATTTTGCAAGCAATACTTCTTGTATATAAATAGTATGTATAATACTTACAATGTGTCAAATGATTGACATTATTTAGTGTTAATTCTTTAACACTAAATCCATTGTTTTAGTGAATTTTCCATTTGAAGTTGTAGCCATGAGAGGTTCTGTTTGGATCTCTTAAGCATCTTAAAATTTGCAGACTCCTTTTATTACCCGTAAGATCTTCAGAGCATAGGCTCTTAGAGAACCAAGATCCAATATACTTTCCACTTTTAAATACATGAAAACTTTTTGAGCCTCTAGATATTGCAGCTTTTTCTCTATATTCTCTCTTGCTCATTACGATTTTTAATGTCTTTTTTCTTTTTGAAAGGCTATTTTCTCTGTTTTTCTTTAACAATTTTAAGTGCTTTTTTCTGTATTTCAAATCTTTCCATTTTTCCTTTTGTATATCACTGTGCTTTATCCTTAATTCTTTTGTATATGTTCTTTTAATTAGCGCAGCATGTAATTGTCTGTTTTTTAAGTTTGAAAAATGCTTCTTTTTGTTTTCACTGGTCTTTTTTCTTAATTCTGGATTTTTAGCATATCTTTCTTTGTGAATTTTGCTTAGTTTTTCTCTGTTTTTCGGATTTGAAAAATATTGTTTCTGTTTAATACTCATCTTTTTTCTAATGTCCGCAGTCTGAACTCCTCCATTGCCTCCTTCTGTTCCATTTAAAAGCGAAAATCCTAGTTTATTTAATTTCTTAATCCAAAATATTTCTTTTTTATTTAAGGTTTCTTTTTTTATGCATACTGAAAGTATTCTGATAATGGGTTTTGTTTTTTTGTTTTTTAATTTGTTAATCCAAAAATATTTAGCAGTTTTTGAATTTTTATTGTTTATTAGATGATTTTTAAATCTTTTTTCATAACAAACTTCTGTTTTTCCTACATATCTTATTATTGATTCAATTGGATCAACTAATGCGTAAACAACCATGCGATTTTTATGTTTTGAATTAGCTAATTTAGATATTTCTTTTGTTTTTATTCTTAATTCTGATTTATTCATTAATGAATTTTATAATTATTTTAAATTCATTAAAATATAAAATGATACAAATAAAAAAAGTACAAAACCTGACTAGTTTTTATACAGAAAACCATTGTAAATACACTTATAGTCTATAATATGTACTAATTGATTAAACCAAATACCATCATTTAGTGCGTGTACAATACTAAAGCCATGAGCCCACTGATGGTGTCCTTTTACATATTGCATAACGTCCGAATTTACATCTCCTAGCCACCCGCTTGATATACCCCTATAGTTCTCTCCATTCATGGCCACAACTTGAGCTTCTTGTATTCTATGTGTATGCCCAAATATTACTGAGCTCATTGCCTTTTCAGCGGTAGCCTGAGCACAATGTTTACCACCACCCAATGGCTCATGTCTTGCCATCAATTTAGAACCAAGTACGCTGTATTTTTGTGTCGGTGAATAAGGAACATAATGATAATTTAATGCACCTAATTCTAATATGATTCTCAAATCTATAACACCATATAAATCTGGGCATCTTGATTCAATATACCTAGCAAGCCTATATTCATGATTGCCTTCAATGTAAACCTTTTTTGCTTTTGGAAAAAGATTATTAAGCTCTTTTAGCTTTTCAATAACCTCAAAAACCTCTTCTTCTAATACGTGACTGTAGTTTGGTGCCTTGCCCCAAGCAGAGAGGCAATAAAAATCAGCAAAATCACCAAGTATAACTATTTCATCGGGGTCTAAATCTTTAGCAACTTCAAGCATAAGATCATATGCTCTTTGATCATGATAAGGGACGTGCGTATCCGGTATAATTAAAGCAGACTTAATCATTCAAAC